TGTCGTCTCTTCTGCCCATACTCATCTCAATACTGTTTGGATATACAGTATTATTTGATCGGGTAACGAAAATGATCAACCTGCCGAGACGGGAAAATTGTCAGGGCGATGATCTATCGGGAATTTTAGCTCGTTGGCTCCTTGTCTTCTGCTGACTGCTCCATTTTCCGCAAGCGAGTTTTCCAGACAGAATCCTCAGGCATCTCAAGGCGAAGGTCGATCCAGCGGCCTGACGGAATGTCCATTGGCTCATTAGCGATGATCATCGCCGTGTTGATGTCGAAGCGGCGTGAAGACACTCGAATGATAAGTGCGTCACCATCCATTTCATTTTCAATAAAGCAAAGCCGGTTCCCGTTATTGTCTTGAGGCCCCTCTATCGTCCATCCTTCCAAGGCGAGACCGAGAGAGCCGGTAATACGATAAACCCCCGTTGCTAATTTTTCTGCGCTCACACCTTCTGCTTCAGCATTTACCGATGCAAGGCCAGCGATAATATGCTGAGTTTCGACTGCAAAATCTGGCTGCATCTGGCTTACATCATTTGTAAGGCGGGCGATGGGTGACGCGCGTTTAATAAAATTATTGGTATCAATGGTTGTATTAGCGGTTGACCACATGGTCGACCATGGCGTAGAGGTGTCAATTGCTGCAGTAGTAGTTGAAAATCTTGCCCAAACGGCACCTGATGTGTTCATGTACAACTGAGCGCGTCTGGCATTAGTATAAATCGACTGGAAGCCACAGCCATTTTGAGCCAAACCGATCGCTGCCTGAGCATTCGGTGCACCGCTGTATGAGAAAGTTCCTGAGCGTTGATGAACACCCACTTCATTATCTCGATAAAGCCCCGACGAATCTAAAGGTATGGTTAAGCCATTCAGTTTCGTGATATCGCTGTTTTCCCCCTTTTTTGCATAAGCATCTAGCGCTGTTTTGTCGGCTTTGTTCGTGTACTGCGCCGCCATATAGCCCCAGCTCGGGCCGGTGAACGTGCTGCCATCCGGGCGATGAACAGTTACAGAGGCAACATCGCTATAAATCTTCTGCCAGTTGTCTTTGTCATAATTAAGACCACGAATTGCCCTGGCGGTATCTGACGCAACCTGCGCTGTGATTCCGACCATTGCCTGGTTTGGAACAGCTGTCCATGCGAGTCCTGAAGTTGTCGGGCCGCCGAACGCAGTATTAAGGATCAGCGAAGTATTCGATGTGATAGCGGCCACGCCCAGCGTGTAAGTCACGCCGCCTACAACAGCAACAAGGAAGTCATTTACTTTCAACTCTGTGGTGAATGGAGTTCCACTCCCAGTCACAGTTTTGGAATTACTTGTTAACGAAATAGTGCCTGCTGGCATACTTTTCTCCGGGCAATAAAAAACCCGGCACAGCGGCCGGGTTCTGTGATGTTAGTGCGAATCATTTATCGCATGTAGTTCGGGTGAAATTACTTTTACTCACCCACTGCCAGTTAAAGGGATAACCAGCTTTATACTGGGTCTGGTTTGCTTGCTTTCGAACAGCGTAGATTTGCACCGTGGCTTCTTTACCTGAAAATACTGCAACACCCTTACATACAGGCTCTTGTTTTTCCAGGAAACCACTACAGCCAGATATCACAAACACAAAAAAAATAATCAATAACTTAAACATCATGAAACCTCTAATTAAGTTTCAAATAGATTAATCAATTTTATAAAGTCGCATGATGAATGAATTCGATCGTTTCGATCTAATTAGTACATGTTAACGTTTATCGCTTTTATCGTGTTCCTGTGATTAACATATTGAATATTCCCTGCACCACCTCCACCAGTATCCCCCCTGAACGCCCCCTTTATGCGAGTGGTGGTGCCATTGAAGTAAGCTGACGTGTATGCCGGTGCCATGAAGGGATAGACCTGCCCACCCTGATTTATCACACCAGACATGTAACCCAGGCAGTCTGGAGCGACAGCAAATTCACCGACCAGAGTAGTGTCAACATTGAAACCAGCGCTTTCAGCACCGTTGCTTCCTTGAGGTTGTACGCCTCTCAAAACCTTTGTTTGATTTGTGATTATGCATCGCCTCTGCGTGTCCCATATTGCCATTCCCCATGCAGGAGGAATCTGGTATTGATAACCAAAAATATAGACGTCAACGATGAAGTCTCCGGGGCCACTGCAATTAACTATGTACATTCCTGAAGAGGAATCGAAAGTATAATAAAAATTGACCTCCGCTTTATTCCCCTTACAAAATACAAACCTCACTGCACCATCATTAGGATGAACCTGTATCACTCCGCCTAACGAATTTGATACATTCAACTTCTTTGTTATCTTGCTTACCAGACACAGGGGCATTGTATCGTCAACATAAAAAGGATTGCCGTCAGTGTCTTCGAGCAACGCTCCGAATTTTTCCATTACCTTTTCCTTGCATAGAATATTACATTACCGCTCGTTGCTGGTTCAGTATTTGCACCATAATTACCACTAGCAGGCGAAAGTGAAATTGTCCCACCTGAGATATTAAACAGTCTCCGATTCGTTGTACCTGCGAGGGATGTGTTCTGGAAGAGATAATCCACTATGTATCCAGGTGGGATAGTGAATGACCAACTGCCAGAAGTTTGACCAGAAGTTAATATAGCTGTACTTAATACCAATATACGAACAAATCCAGTATTAATATCATTCCCTTTCTCATCCCATATTCTTAAACCCCAATCAGCCATTAGAACCGCCCTGTTAGCCTTCCGAGTTGTATCAACTGGCCAGTAGAAGATTGCACGCTAATAGTGTTATTATCCTGCTTCATTTTGCCTTCTCCAGCCACTGAACCGTAGTTAACGAATGTACCGGCTTTATTTAATTGCCACCCGCTTACACCAGGTGAGTAATTGTCTGACTGAATGTATGCACCGATTTTCGCGCTGGTTATGGTTCCGTCCTGAATAAACGCGTTACTGATAAACACCTGGCCGTTAACCACAGCGAACGGTGAATACTGCGTGTCGCCGCTGCCGGACATCAGCACGAACTGGTTAGCGTTAAAGCCTACACGCGTCACCACTGGCTGCCCGGCCTGCGCCAGCACCGCGATCGACATCCCCGCGTTATAGGTGATTCCGTTAATCCGTACGCCCGTTTTCAGCGTGTAGATTGCCGATGCACCATCACCATCAACCACTGCGGTTAGCTTGTCTTCCAGCGCCGCCGTCACTTCGCCAATTTGCGCCTGCACCTGGGTAGACAATTCGGCCAGAGCATTATCAACGTCAGCTACGGTGGTTTTAACCACCAGCACGTCTGCGCGCACCTCGCCGAGTTGCTTAAACTGGTGATCAACGCTTGAATTCAGGTTAAGCGCGTTCTGTAGAATGGCCTCGATGTTGGTTTCGATATCCCCGGTCAGGCGATCGCCATCCTCACCACTCAGGAAGTCGTCAGCAATATCGCCCAGGTAATCATCGGCGTTATTGTTGACCATCCCACGCATCCAATCGGTATAGCCGGACTCGTTCCCGGTTTTGTCGACCAGTTGCGCGCGGTACCAGAACTCCTGACCGGCCTTCAGTCCCAGCTGGGTGTATGTCGCCTGAGGATAAGGCACATCAGAAAGCAGCAGAGGGCTGGACTGGTCACTGTTCGGCGTGTACTGAATCTCGGTTTTCAGCGTGTCCGAAGTATTGGCAGGAAAGCCCCAGTTCAGCTGAATGCCCCAGTTTATGCCCCTGGCGGCAAAGCCAACCGGCTTGGGAGGATTACCAACCTTTCCGGTCAGCGTGACTTCATCCGAATAGCCCCAGTCGCTGGAAATCTCCGCCGCGTTGATTGCACGTACGCGCACAACGTAGCGACCAGTATAAATACCCGGCACCTCGAAGGAGGTAGTTGAACTGCGCGCCACGCTGATCCAGTTACCCTCGTTGCGGCGCCACTGCGCTTCGTACGAAATGGCATTAGCAGTTTCCGTCCAGGTTGCACGCATGGTCTGCACGCTGATGCCCTGATTCACTATCGAGTAGGTTTCAATCTTGATACCGGCCGGCGGCAACTGGCTGCCCGGCGGCACTACGCGGACGGGCCGTTCGTCGATAATGGCGCCGGTATCGATGCGGGCATATTTATCCGGATCGTGATAGGCACCCGAAATGGTGAACGTGTTGTCGTTGTTGTCCGCCACGCTGACAACACGGTACAGCTGTGCATAAAGCTGATCAGATTCAACCACCCACACGCTTTCCGCCTGCGGCGTCTCGCCATACGCCACAGTAACGGTTACCACGTTTCCGGTAACGCTCTGGATGGTGCGGCTCTGCGCGGCGCCGCCTGGCAGGTTGAGGATCATGCGGTCACCCTGCTTCGCATCCGTCGCGCGGTCGAGGGTAATGGCGCGGCCGTTCACTGACCTGATACGCCCGCCTGTAACCTTCCCTGAAAGCAATTCATCAGCAACTCCAATGATGTAGCCAGGCTGCGGGATCATGCCGTCCAACCCCACGGAGAAAGTAACAACACGGTCTTTGTTGTTCGTCAGAATGCCCCAGCGGCCCTTACGGTTTGCCTCTGACTGCCGGGTACAGCCGATCGCCGTCAGCTCGAGCTGGTTGAAACCGTAGCGCGTCACCAGGTCCTGCTCAAACACCGGCTCCATGGCATCTGCATAACCATTGGCCGGGTCGGTCCATGAGACAAGCGCGGTGGTATATCTGGTTTTCGTTGTGCTGCTCGAATAGGTGAACAGGCCGTCGACCACATTGGCGCGAGTATAGGTGTAATCGACGTCGCGCGGCATATCAGCCAGCGCCACAATCTGATTTACACCCCAGTAAGTCATTCCCCGGATTAT